TGGTTTGTTTTGTACTCAAGGGAAAGCACAGTATCGCGTTTTACATGATCCCAACGCCATTTGCATTTTTCTTTGCTTAGGTTGACCTTAAAGACGGGGTCACTTTTTAGCTCGCCGTCGAGGTCTACTACTGCGGGATAATGGAAGGTACTTTTAACGTAACCATCTAAATGAGTGTCATAAATAGATACCTCATCAAAATCATCAAAGTGGTCATAGCGACCGTAAGTTTCCTGTTCTGTCATTTTAGGAAGGTTAGAAAGTTCGGGCTAAATTGCCCTGTACGTCAAAGAACTACTACAAGATACGTAAAATTTACGTCTTATCCAAATTAGGTGCAGAGGCAACCAAAGACATATTACGATTTTAAGGCGTGTAGGAAGCGCGTACAGGTGCATCAAGGGGGCACACGTAGCGGGAAGACATATAGCATCTTACAGGGGCTGTGTGAGCTGTGTTGGAACAACGTAAACAGCGGCATGATTATCACGGTTGTACGTCGCACGTACCCTAGTTTGCGCGGATCGGTACTGCGTGACTTCATTGAGATACTGCAAAGCCAAGGGTTGTATGAGGAGAAGTACCACAACAAAACGGAGAGCACGTACGACCTGTTTGGTAACACATGGGAGTTCATAGCCGTAGAGCAGGAAAGCCGGATACGTGGAAGGAAACGACACGTGGTGTATATCAATGAGGCGAACGAACTCAGCCGGGACATGTTCATGCAGCTTGCACTGCGTACCACATGGAAAATCATACTTGACTACAACCCAAGTATGGAATACCATTGGATTTACGATGATGTGATTCCGCGTGATGATTGCGCATTTTTCCAAACTACCTACAAGGACAACCCGTTTTTAGGTGAGGATACGATTGCAGAGATTGAACGCCTCAAGGAAACAGATGACAACTATTGGCGCATCTACGGTTTAGGTGAAAAGGGCATAAGCAAAGAAACCATCTTTCAAACGCACACGTATACAGCCCTACCTGAGAACACAAAGACGATTGCATACGGTTTAGATTTTGGTTACGCAAGCGATCCTGCTGCACTCATTCTTGTACATGCACGCGGTGATGAGTTGTACATAGAACAAAAGCTGTACAGCGGAGGGCTAACAAATCAAGACCTAGCACATGAGTTCAAGAAGCTAGGCATAACGCGGCATCAAGAAATCATAGCGGACAGTGCAGAACCGAAAAGCATTACTGAACTACATCGCATGAACTTTAATGTTAAGCCTGCTAAGAAAGGCGCAGACAGCATACGCAACGGCATCGACATTATGCGCAGGCACAAGCTATACGTTAAGGACGATAGCATAGACGTACAGAAGGAATTTAGGAACTACAAGTGGATGACTGATAAAGACGGTCGTATCTTACCTACACCAAAGGACGAATGGAATCACGCTATAGATGCAATTCGATACGTCTGCCTAAACAAGCTTGCACACCGTAACCGTACATATTACTTGAGATGAGCAGAGTAAAGAAAATCATACTGCCTACCGATTGGAACGAGGTAACGATTGACCAATACCGCGAAGTGTGGAAAGTGTATGAACGCGAAACAGAACCGTACAACGCAGTGCGTAGGGCGATCGAGGTATTAGCAGGTTTAGAGCAAGGAGAACTGCAGCACGCAGAATGGACATCGATAGAAGAAAGCGCAAACATCATACATTGGTTTTTGCAAGAACCTGATGCATCTACCATGAAGATGCCATTACAAACTGTGATTGACCATAAAGGTCAGCGGTACGGGTTTATACCTGATTGGACAAAGTTAACTGTAGGTGAGTTTGCAGATTTAGAAAGTTATTGCCAAGACGGGACGTTTAAGAACCTGCACAAAATCATGGCAGTATTGTACCGACCTGTTTACGTAGAAACTTACTCAGGCTACGAGATAGCCTTGTACGACGTAGACAAGAAACGGCAAGAAGCTATGCGGGAACTGACAATGGATGTAGCTATGGGCGCATTGGTTTTTTTTTGCAACATCGAAAAGGAATTAGCTACCACTATGCAAGCCTCTTCGAAACTAAAGGGTCAGACGAAGCGAAGGGAATTAGTTCTAAATGGGGTTGGTACGCCATCATCCACGAACTAGCACAGGGAAACGTACTGAGTATAAAACCTGTAACAGAGATGTATATTGAAGAGGTACTGACCTTCATGGCATACGAGAAAGATGTCACAGTCAGTCAAAAGGTAAAGATAGATGCAAACAATAGTAGACATAAATAACATGCTGCAATCCATCGTGGACGATCACGAGGTTCTGCGCAGCTTTCATACGTTTACGCTTGATACGCTTGATATGGACAAGCTAAACGCAAGCGATTACCCGCTGCTGTATGGTCAATGCACTGATGCAGTGATTATGGACGGCATGACTGAATTTACGTATGAGGTTATCGTAGGTGATTTAGTTATTGAGGAGCAACAAGAACGTATTACAGAAATCTATTCTGAAACGTTTTTGCTTTTACAAGACGTAGCTGCACAGTTTGCGTTTAACGTCAACGTAAGCAGTTTAGTAGATGGCAACAATTGGTCGTTTCAACTGCCGTTACAGTGTCAACCATTTACCGCACGCTTTGACAATAGCCTTACAGGTTGGTCAACGACGTTTAGCCTTCGCTTGCCGAACGCACTGAATTTATGTGATGCGCCTTATGGATAGCTTGACTATTTCCATAACGATTGACGGCAAGTTAGTTGACCTAGAACTTGACAACTTTATTGAGGAGTGCAACAAGATTGGCGGTGAGGTAATTGAACAGGCGCGTACAAATCTTGCAGAGGCAGATAAGATAGTTACAGGCACACTAGCTAATAGCCTGTACTTTGAGTTAATAGAAGACGATGAAGGGCTTGTAATTAAGTTCATGGGCGCACCGTACTACGACTTCGTAGAACAGGGCGTACAGGGCGCAGCAAACAACGCTAAAGCACCCGACAGCCCGTATCAGTTCGGTACAGGATCAGGCGAGAAAGGCGCACTGCGACCCGCAATTAAAAAATGGATTAGGGACAAGGGTATTAGCAATAGTTCATGGAGGGATAAAGAAGGGCGATTTCTTAGCATTGATGCAATGTCAAAGCGCATTTCGCGCAGCGTATATCTTACGGGTTTAAAGCCTACGTACTACTACCAAATGGCAATTAACCAACAGATGAAACGCATGGCGAAGCGTTTAGAGATGGCATTAGGCGAAGACGTAGACATTTTTATGGAAGACAATTACAGCCGCACATTTTCAATTGAAATCACTATTTGATGGCATATACAGTAAATCAAACAAGCACGGGATTACGAGGGTCGTATGACGAACTTATATATGTTGTAAAAGACGACACGCAAACAGGCGAGGCTAAGTATCGCTATGCGTGCGCGGTAACTATCGACAGCACACAGCAGGCAATATTGCAACAACTGCCTAACAACGCAGATAGCGCAGTATTCAACGTGCGTAATGTAATTGCACAGTTTGTGCATCAGGATGAAGGCGTAATTGAATTAGGGCTAGGCAATACAGTTTTGTTAAGTACAAACAGCACAGCGTTTAAAACAGCCACCATACGATTTGGTCATGCTTTTGCAGTTAGCGCAGATGCAGAGCCTACGCTAACCTTGTTGCCTGCGACCGATCAGAGCGCACAACTAGTAAACGGAAATTTTACGCTTGCTACTAGTGCGTTAATTGACACGGATGACAGTAGCGCATACGTGCCTACGGCAAACACTAAATATTGGTTAAGTGATACGCCAGAAGTCAATGGTCTGCTTATTAACTACGTTTTGTTTGACGGCACAAAACGCAGCTTTGCGACACTTGCATTTATCAACACGACTTCATCATCTGCTACGCACATCGGCGTACGTTACTACAACGGTCAAACAACACTCAGTACAACTGTATACGCAAACAGCATAGCAAACGGAGGCGTGCCGCCAAGTACAGTAACGACAGATAGCCAACGCCTATTGTATTTTGGAGTAGGCACAGCAAACTTAGGAGCGCAACTGACAAGCGACATAAACCCTGACTCTAGCGCAAACGACGGGTGGACGCATTACGATGTTGTACTAGGTAGCAGCACTGACCCGTTTACAGATGCTGTAAGCAAAACATACCGATTTGTAAAGCTTGACTGCACACGTTTTCAAACAGCAGATGATTATTACACCGTGCATTGGTGGAATAGCAAAGGCGGTTACGATAGCTTAGTATTTAGCGGCAAGCCTGAAGTTACGCAGAGCATGCAACGTCAAGGATTTAGGCAAATAGGCGGTAATAGCTTTGATGCAGACGGCGATACGACCGATTACGTTAAGAACGCTTACGAAGGCGGCATGACACAGGCACACATTCGGACAAAGACAACGCTGAACCTTAACACAGCATTTGGCGATCCTGACCGTTTGTCGCCTCTTATGATGTCACTAGTAAATAGCGAACGTGTATATGTGTCGCCTGCACGCGATTTTGGACTGAATGCGAATCAAACAAATTCGTCAGGCTACGTACGCGCGTATGTACAGGATAACAGTTTTACAAACCGCACAAGCGTAAAGGACGGGCTGACTTCGTTTGCCTTGCAGCTTGAGGTGTCACGATACAGACCAACGCGCTAATGGGACAACTTGTAGCTATAGTACAGGGAGGAACAACGCAGTATGAGTTGGACTTGCCTGATACGCCGATTGAACTGAACTTTCAGTTCCAAGACCTAAATGATCCTTTAGCCTCTAAATCGCCGTATACGTTCAACTTTAATTTGCCGCCATCGCGGAACAACGTACAGTTTTTTTCCTACTACTACGACTACAACGTTACGTTAGGTTCGTTTAAGGCACAGACCAAAACATCTGTGCAATTGTACAGCGAAGGCATCTTACTTATGGAAGGTGTGTTGCAGTTGTACAAAGCAAGCGAAGAGGGATTTGTAGTGAATGTGCTGCAGGAACTAGCAAGCCTATTTGAAAGCATCCGTGACCTAAGTTTCGAAGAACTGTTTACGGATGAAAACGGCGTTGATACTGACCTTGACCATGCGTTGACGTGGACAAACATTATCAATTCGTGGACGACTACAAACGATATTACAACAGGCACTGTAGGCAACGGCGTAATTGTATACCCTCTATCAGATTGGGGGCAGAACAGCACAAACAACAGTGCCAATGAAGGTGTAGGTATAGGCTTTACTTATGCAGGCAACGGTACAGGGATAAGCATAAATGATGGTTTAGCACCTTTAGCAGCAAAGAACTTTAAGCCTGCTATTCGTATACAGTATGTAATCGACTACATCTTTAAACGCGCAGGCATCAACTATGAAAGCACGTTTTTTGACAGCGCCGATTTCAAGAAAATCTACATGTTTCTTGCTACGGAAACGGAACGCGCTACAAGCCGTGCAAGCTATGGTTTTCGTATGGGTATCCCGTCTACGCAAACGATTACATCTGCCAACGCAGGCATCTATGAGCAGGTCAGCTTTACAGAGGAAAGCAGCGCACCGTTTTATGACCCTGACGGACTAGTTAGTTCGAGCACCTTTAGCGCACCATACGACGGCGATTATTACTTGACTGCACGTCTTATTGTAATGGTGCAATCAGTGACGGATAGCACCTCTTTTAACGTGCTGTGCCGTATGATGGTCAATGGTGAACTTGTTACAAACACGCAGCAAGTACCATGTGACCCAAATGAAACAAATGTTGCTGACTACGGATATTTGTTAACGCTTTCGCAAGGCGATGCGGTTACAGTGCAGGTAGCACATACAAACAGTTTTGATGATGTCAGTATCATTACTACTAACTCAACAGGCACAACCTTATGGCAACTAATTTCCTATGATGGCACAGGCGGTTTTGTAGACGTATCGTCAAACTTCCCTGATATTCGGGTAGACGAATGGTTGCGTGCTATTTGCGAAAAGTTTAACATCGTCATGATTACAAAGCCTACCGATCCGGGCATTGTATATGCAGAGCCTTGGGAAGATTGGTGGAACAACGGTACAACAAAAAAGGACTTTACGAATAAGGTAGATGCAGACAGTATAAGCATTGAGCCTACTACAAAGTATCAAAAGAAAGAATACGTTTTTGAGGACAGCGAAGGCGAGGATTTTATAAACCTGTGGTATCAACACCATTTCCGTAAAACATACGGTCGTTATATCTACGAAAACGATAACGACTTTGCTACAGGCAAAGAGGAAACAAGCGACATATTTCAACCGCTGCGTAATAGGCGTGTATTTCAAAACATTCAAAACACAGGCGAAAGTTTAGTGCCTAATGTGCTAGTACCTACGTTTTGGAATTGGCACGACGGCAGTAACGGCTCAATCTACCTAAAAGAATTTGTCAGTTGTAAACCTGTCCTTGCCTATTACAACGGCTTGCAAAGCATAGGCAACGGTCATCAGTTTTCATACGGAGGCACGTTGTACAGCAACTATCCTTATTTCGCAGAGTACAACAGCGTAGGCGTTACTACTAGCACAAAGTCATTGCAATGGGGCTACACGTACCCCGATAATTTAGATGCGCCATTTGTAAGTAACGGTGACACAGCAGGGATCACAAACAACTATCTGTTTAATACGTATTGGCTGCGTATGTTCAATGAGTTGTACAGCGACGAAAGCCGCGTAATGACGTGCAAGCTTGACTTGACTACAACAGACGTATACAATCTTGAGTTTAACGATTTGCTGTACATAGAGGGCGCGTATTGGAGGATTATAAGGCTAGACAACTTTACGCTTGACAACAGCACCTTAGCTAACGCTGAATTGATTAAAGTGATTGATGCAGCAAATGCAATTATAAAACGCGATTGCAATCTGCAGGTAGATTCATTTAATACGGATGGCACAGTAAATTTTGTGTCTGCAACGACGGGTAGCGCAGCAACGCCTACAGAAGAATGTTGTACAGGCAACGGCTTTATATGGTCAGAATCGCTGACAGAGTGTTTCTACAAAAGCGGCACTAATTCTAACGGCAGTCATCCTAATGCGCCAAGCGGAATACCTCAGCCAATTAGCGGGCAAAGCAACGGTTTACTACCGGGTTTGCCGGGTACGAACGTAGTAAGCAAAACATTTGCCTTTAAAAACTCTACATCAATACAAGGTGGTACGTATACGGTGCAACTATATGCTGAAACTACAAGTGCCGCAGCGGTAAATGCTAAAACTGCAGACGGCATAGATACGTTCGACATTCCACTAGATACAATTGCATACATCACTTATGATGTAACTATGATTGAGATTGGCGGGTCAGCAGCGGCTGTAGGCGAAGCAAGCAACTTTACGGCGCGTACGTCGATAGCTAACACGCGGGATCTAGCAAGTAATGCACCTGCGGTGCGTAGGGTAGGCGGAACACCTACCGTAATTAATACGGAGAAGGATTCAGGAGTAACGGCAAGTATTGACACTGCTACAGCGCAAAGGGTCGCAGGAGCAGATGCAACCTACACAGTACAATGTACGGGTACAGCAAACGTGACTGCAAGTTGGCTCATTAACGCTACAGTTCAGTTTGTGCAATTGTCAGGACTAGACATTTCTACTGATCCTACAGCGTACTTTAACTTGTCTAATACCAAGATTCACCTAAACGACGGCAGCAACACAGAACTACACTTTAACAAATGAAGTATTGGATAAACAGCGTTGGATATGGATTACCTGTAGCTATACGGTTGACGGTAGCGAACAACGTAAAAGGTACGGGTATATGGCGATATTGGTACGGGATTAACGACCTGCATCAAAGCAATTGGAAAAAGCTGAGATTAATATTGAACAACAGATGGCAGCAGAAGCGAAAGTAAAAATTAAGGGCGAAGAAACCGTAACAGCAGCGGCAGAGAGTGCAGGCGATGCGGTAGAGCGTTTAGAACGCCGCATGGGTAAAGCGGGTAAAGGCGCAAAAAAAGATTGGGCAGGCATTGGCGATTTGTTTAGTCAGTTTTTGCCGCGAGGTTTTCAGCGTACTATCCGTTCGTTTAAATCTACACAACGTCAAATCGGGCGTTTATCGCGTGGGTTCAAGTCGCTGCGCGGTGCGATTGCTGCTACAGGTATTGGTGCATTTGTAGTTGCCCTAGGTGCTATTGTAGATAATTGGGACAAGATTAGCGAAGCCATTACAGGCGCAAGCGATGCAACAAAAGATGCGGTAACGGAAAGCGAAAAGCTAGTCAAGGCAAGCAAAGAGCAATTAGATAACATTTCTGCAACTGAAAACATTTTAAGGTTGCAGGGCAAAACAGAGGAGGACATCCTTATGATGCGCATGCAGGCTACCGACGAAGCCATCATGCAGCAGAAGATTTTGATTGATAATCTAAAAGCGCAGAAAGAAGAAGAAACGGCTGCAGCAGACCGTGTGACAAAGTACACAAAAGCTATTATTGGCTTGGTCACATTCCCGCTTACGGCTGCATTAGGAATCATTGACACGATTAGCGCAGGACTTGCAGAAATTGGTGTATTGGAAGAGGGTACAAGCCTTGCAGAAGGTTACGTATCAGGTGTAGCGGGCATGCTGTTTGACCCACCTGAAGAAGTCGCAGAGAAGGCAGATGAAACAATTGATGCGGCAGAGGCACAACTACAACGCCTAGAAAACACCCGTGCAGGTTACGCCTTACGTCAACAAGCTAACGAAGAAAAACAAGCAGAGGAGGCACGCCGTAAGCAAGAGCAAATTGACAAACAGCGTATAGCAGATGAGAAGTTTGTGCAGGATCAGTTGCTGAAGCTGCAGCAGGATTACGAAATACGCAGTTTAGACAGCGCAGATGCTCAAGCAAAAAAACGCTTGGAGATGCAATTTGATGCGGACTATCTAGAACTAGTACAGCGCGGTGCTACCTATGATGCTCTTTTAGCTTTAGCGCGTAAGTTCGATATGGACATCGCTGAAATCGATGCAAATGCAGCAAAACGTAAAAGCGACTTAGAAGCGCAGGTAGCCGATCAATTATACGAACGCTCTCTTAGCAATTTTGAGCGCCAAGAAATGGCTTTAATGAGTCAGTATGACCGCATGATTGAGATGGCAGGAGATAATGCCGAATTGATTGCGCAAATCAACGCTGCATACATTGAGGACTACGAACAACTTGTGCGCGATTCTGCAGACGAAGAAGAGAACATACAGCTACGTAAAATCGATGCTCTAGCCAATGCAACAAGTGGACTGTTCCGCACTATGGGTCAGATGGCAGAGGACAACAGCAAGCAGCAAAAAAACCTTGCAGTAGCCGATGTCTTGCTTAATCAGGCAATGGCTATGGCAGGTGCTATTCGCGGCGCTACAGAGTCAGCAAAAGACCCTATTAGCCTTGCAACCTTCATCGTGTCTATGCTAGGCACGGTATTGGGCAGCTTTGTACAGGTAAAGCAAATCATGGATCAGGCAGGCGGAGCAAGCGGAGGTGTAGGTCGAGGAGGCGGACAAACCCGTTCAGGTTTTAGCGACATGAGCGTTACACCATTGCCTGCACGATTAGATACACCTGATATGCAAGCATACGTTGTACAGTCGCAGTTGCAAGGACAAAATGCTATGGCACAGCAACTAAATAACAAGATTACGCTTTGATGGTACGGGCATGTATTGTAAATTGTACGCGAACAGTAAAAATTATGGAAAAGAAAGAGTTTAGCTATAACGGGTATGCGAACTACGAAACGTGGTTGCTGTCAGTATATGACTTCATTCCGCTTTTAGCAGAGGTTTTGTACGAACAGAATCAAGACCCTGACCGCCTCGATTACCGAGAGGTACAGGAGATATTTGAGGAATACATTGAACGAGATATTCCAAGCCGAGCAGGTATTGTACAGGACATGGTAAACGCAAGCATCGCAGAAATCGACTTTCGCGAAATCACTGAACACGTAAGTGAAGCATTGCAGGAAATGATTAACGACAACTACTGATGTCACAGTTAGACCGAGCATTAGACAAAATTACTGTACGGCTACTTGACTCTTTGCGTGAAGGCGAGGAGTACCCGCTTACGGATATGTTTACGCTGTACAAATACGAAGATGGCAGTGGTTCAATTGTCGTCGCCTTGGATACACCTGCAGAATACAGCGAGATTTTAGCTGTTTTGTACGATAACTATGGGGTCGAATACGATGTCATTGACAACTACCTGTATAACAAATACGCTTAATTATGGTCATTAGCATTAAAGGACTTACCTATAACGAGGTAACGGATTTCTTCGAAAGCTACGATGCAGGCGAAGGTGACATGGACATCTACATCAACGACTTAGGATACGTAGATGCTGCTGCAGGCGATTATCGACCTTTTGTAGAAATCGATGTGAATGATCCTAGTGAGGAAGATGATTTAATTGACGTTGCAGAGCAGCTTGCTGATGAAGAGCCTGATGCAGAAGTTGAATTTATTGGTTAAACAACAGAGATATGAGATTCGAAATTTATAATTGGGATCGCGGTTATATGACGTTAGATGCTTGGATTCATGCATGGATGATAAATCACGATTATCACGATTGGCCGCAGGTAGGAGTTTTGGAAGAACATGGAGATGTTTTTGTGTGGCATTGGGATGACATGACTGACCAAGGCGAATGGGTCATGGAAGATTTGGAAAAAGAATACGCGCGTGATGGCGTGTACGTGGAAAGAGTGCGATAAACAACAGAAACATGTACACAGTAAAAGATTTTGTTGATGACTACGATATAAGCGTGCAGGACTCACCGTTCTACAACGACAACGCTTATGAGGTCATGATCTCAGACGACATCACAGGGCGTAGGATTTATGGTGCAGTTTGGGCAGAGTCAGAAGACGAATTGCGCAAAGATTTAAATGAGATAATGTCAGAATCACAATTCATTGCCCGCATCGACGAAATTTTTGACCCATACAATTACTAAATAATCATGGCTACAGTAAGGCAAATAATTAGCTTGGTTGAAGTTCTAGAGGACGACTACGGTTACACTGTGAATGAATATGGCAGGTCAGATATTGTGTTGAAAAACACAGGTATTTCTGTAGATGATGTAGAAGACGATATGTTTGACATTGTAGATTCTTATAGTGAGTATCGTGATTTAGACGGTGACTTTACCGTTTCTGATTACAGAAAGCAGGTAAAAATCGAATTTGACTAAACAACAGAGATATGTACATTGAAGGATTAGATTACCCTACGCTTGAACGTGAATTGCGATCATTGTTTGAAACAGCACCGGAATTGTCAAGCCGCGCCGATCCTATGTTTGACAACGATACATGGGAAGACGTTTATGCGTACGTAGACATTCGTGACAAATTTTTAGGGTTTGAGGTAACGTACGATGGCGGAATGCCTTTTGTCGATGACCTGTTAGCTGAGTTTCTTGAGTTAATTGCAGATGAGTACGACGGAACGTTTATTGAGAATTACTAAACAACAGAGATGCAGCCGGAGATTCAAATTACCGTATTCACTAGCAGGGCAGAGCGCATCTTTGATTTAATCAAGGGTACAGCGTTGGAGTTAGAGGTGTTTCAAAACGGACGTGATACCATTATTGACATCTACTATACGCTAGGCTTTTTTGAAACTGAGGTTGATGAAATTGTGGAAGCCCTAGATGCTGCAAACTACGACTACGACGTCAACGACATTTAAACAACAGAGATATGAACGAAATTAGAGAATACATTTCGGAAGCAATTGCTAACGCGGACATGGCATCTTACGAAGCTGAACAAATGGGAATCAATATGTTGTCTGACGAATTGTTTGACATCGTGCGGAAGCTAGACAACATTCGCAAACAACTGTAAACAACAGAGATGCTAGTAGAAATCGACTACAAGACGATCCAACAATTGCAAGACCTTTTTGGCAGAGAGGGTTTGCGCGATGTAGTGGAATACATTGAGGAAACGAATGACCGCATGTTGAACATCGTCAAGATTGACGAATCGTCACGTTACCCTACAGTAGATGATTTCTTTGACGTCCTTGATGACTATAACATTGACTACCGAATTGTATGAGTAAAGTAATCGAATTACTTATTGACGAGAACCAAGATGCATGGGGCGTAGAGGCAATTAGCCTTGTAAAGTTCCCTGCCATCGAAGAAAATTTTGTGTTTTTTAGCAAGCAGGGCAACACACGCGGAGTAAGCCTTGCAGCAGTAGATGAGGATCAGCAGGTATTGGTAGGCGCTGCCCTGATCCCTGATAAAAACATTCCGCGTTACGACGAAGCGACGGACGAGGAATACGAGGTGTTTTTTAGCAAAGAAACGGTCAAGCTTGCATCTGAACTGTACATCAAGCAGAATCGTACAAACAACCATACACGCGAACATCAAGAATCTATCGATGAGGTTAGCGTTGTAGAGAGTTGGATTGTAGAAGACCCTGAGTTGGATAAAAGTAAATTGTACGGTTTGAGCATGCCGCAGGGTACGTGGATGGTAAAGGTTCACGTAGCCAACAGCGAGATTTGGCAAGAAGTCAAAGCAGGCAAGCTACGCGGCTTTAGCATTGAGGGCTACTTCGCAGATAAGATTGTGGAGATGCAGCGCAGGGAAATGGAAAGTTTTACTGACTATCCTGAGAGCGCAAGCAACAACGCAAAGCGTGCGTTAGAATGGGCTGAAGAAAACGGTTGGGGTAGCTGCGGCACAGAGGTTGGTAAAACCCGTGCTAACACCCTAGCAAAAGGTGAGGCGATTAGTATGGATGTGGTAACAAGGACTTACAGCTATTTGAGCCGTGCGGCAGAGCATGCAGATGTACCATACGGCGAGGGTTGCGGAGGTTTGATGTACGATGCATGGGGCGGTAAATCTATGCTAAACTGGGCAGAGGGCAAGGTCAACGCTAACAAGGATAAAACAGAGGCAGCAGAAGAAACGGAGATGAAAGAGCCGTGTTGGGCTGACTATGAGCAAATTGGCACAAAGATTAAGGACGGAAGAGAAGTGCCTAACTGCGTACCTATAAAACAAAGCAAAATGCAGAAGACCTTGAAAAAGATGTGGTTTGCAATTCGTCGTAAGTTTTACAACGAAGTAAGCCTACAGGATGGAACAGTCATTGCAACAGAAGACGATGCGCTGACTGCAGGATCAACCGTGTTTAAGATTGATGAAGAAGGATTGCCTACAGAACTAGGCAACGGTAAGTATACTACAGAGGCGGGTGTAGAAATAGAGGTTTTTGAAGGCGTACTAACAGAGTACAATGGAGAGGTAAAAGCGGTAGAAGAGAAAGAAGAAGAAATAGAGATGAAAACCGACAAACACGAATTGAACCGTATGAAGGTCAATTATTACAAGGCTTTGTTGAGAAAACGATATTACGACCGTTACGAATGAATCCACTAATAGACCGTATATGGAGTACATGGACAAACAGCGCCCAAGAGGAGTTGCTTGCTATGATTGCAGAATTTCGTGTTGACTACTTGTTAGACGACACGTTTAACCATGCTTTAGACATTGTTGAAGAAGCTATTCTCTTAGAGAATTACGACCGTGCAAAAGTAATCTTTACTGAAATGTCGCCTGCCGTATTTACGCGGTTAGATTTTGAACTGTTTGTGGAATTACTTGACGAAGCAGTTTACGGATACTAGGTAAAAGACCACATAAATAAATAGATATGAATAAAAAAAAATTCATGGAAGACGAAGAAAAAGAGGACTACATGGTACATGATGAGGAAACCATGCAGGAAGAAGAAGTGACTGAAAGCCCTAACAGTCACGAACAATTTGTAAACCTTTTGGTAGACATGGGGCTGTCTGCCGAACAAGCCGAAGCTGTGCATGAAATGGCAATGGAGTTAGTTGATGCAGGCAACGGTGAAACACAAGCACAAGAAGAAGTGAAAGAAGACAACAAAGTCGAAACTTCGCGTCAGCGTCGTCCACGACGTGCTGTGCGCCGACGTGGTGAGTTTAATCGCAACGATCGTCCACAGCGCCGCGAATTGTCGAAGGAGGAGCAAATGGAGCGCCGTATGCGCCGTTTGGCTCGCCAAAACCGAGAAATGCGTAAGCAATTGCAAGAATTCGGTGCTGCACCTGCTGCACGACCATTGCGAAACGCACCAACAGTAACACAAGAAAATAGCCCTGCGTTTAAGGCTTTGCCAAAATCTACGCAGGCAGCTATGGACTTGATTAATCAGTATCAGAAATAATGAGTAAATACTTATCACGATCTCGACGACGAGATTTTGCAGCACCTGCTGTAACCCCGACTACAACATATTCGGGTGAACGGGCAGCACCGTACGTTGCGCCTGCATTGAAGTTGGCTAAAACGCTGACAGAAGGTTGGGTACGTCAGGTTGACGGCATCCAAAACAAAGCCGTAATTTCTAGCTTGTCATCTACAGGCGTAGTAACAAACGCAGCATGCGACTATTCGTCATCTGATAGCTTGACACTTGGCGAGCGCGTATTGACACTTTCAGATTTGAGTGTCATGGAAACGCTATGCCGTGGAACATTGTTGCCTACATGGGCAGGGATGACAGGCGCACGTCAAGACATGTCTGCAGGTAATCCTGAGTTTGTACAATTTTCATTGGCTACAATTGCAGGATACGCTGCACAAGACGTAGAAAACGGAATTTGGAAAGGCATGGACTTGACAACTGACGTTACAGGCTTCCTGTCTAGCAATGCTACGTTTGACAACACAGGATACCGTGCATCTATCTTGGCTGCAGGCGGTTCATCTGCATCACCTGTCGCCGCTGAAAAGGTTATTACAGCAGGCGGTTTTAGCGCAGCTAGTAGCCAAATTTTGGGTGCTACAGGTTGTTTCCACGAAGCATACAATCAAGCGTTGACATCATGTCCTGCAATCTTGAATCGACCTGACATTGCGTTCTACGTGTCGCCAAAGACAGCAGGTAATTTCATGCAAGCGTTAGGCGCATCAGGTAGCTTCCAAGGTGTTAACATGCAAGGTGTAAACCAAGCATTTGACACATTGCAATACTTGGGTATTCCAATTCACGTATGCCCCGGTATGTTTGATGATGCAATTATCTTGACGTACGAAGACAACTTGGTAGTAGGTTCTAACTTGAACACGGACTACACAAATGCTACGTACATCGATGCTTGGAAATACGACGGTTCAGACAACGTTAAAATTGTCATGAAGTTCGGACTTGGAATGCAGGTCGGTATTCCCGGCGATTGCGTTGTAGGTGCGTTGACTGCTGTAATCACTGACTAAAGCATAGTGTAATATGGCATGTGATCTTTCAAGCGGACGGGTAGTTGACTGTAAAGATTCAGTTGGCGGCATTAAAACGGTATACATTGGTAACTACGCAGACATGCCTTCAGGGGCAGATTGGGCTGCGGCTTCCAATGACACGGTAACGGCTATTAGCGCCCAAACCTTTTACCAATTTGATGTGCGACCTGAAACTAGCAGCTTGACCGTAAGCTTTCAATCAGATCCCGCCAATGGCACTACGTTTTTTGAGCAATCATTGAGCGTTACATTGCAAAAGATAGATGCTACTGACATTGCAGATATTCGTCATTTGTGTCAAGGTCGCCCTAATATTTGGGTACTTGACAACAACGACAATGTTTTCTTGTTAGGAGCAGTGCACGGATGTAATGTGCAAGGCGGCAGTTTGGTATCAGGTCAAGGATTCGGTGATTTGTCCGGATACACAATTGACTTTGTAGGGCGTGAGGCTAACCCTGTATTCTACGCGGCTGCGCCGTTGTCAGGGGTAACCAATATCACAATCTCTGCATAATATATATGGTTAGAATAGAAAGGGGCAGGTCAAATGGCTTGCCCCTTTTTACTACAAAGGCACATGGTACAACTCTATAAGCAAAACGTAGTGCAGTACGCACGGATTAAGTTAGACGGTTACACGGGAACGGGTGATATTTCTGTTACGTTAGAAAACGTATTAACAGGATACCAAAGAACTGCAACAGTTAGCAATCAAACGACTAACGGACGTTTTACGCAGGTAACTATTCCTATGCAAACGTGGTACAATGATGCGGATTTACACGAAGGATTTTATACCTTAAAGCTGACTGACGGCAGCACCAAAACATACGCAGATCGTTTAGCGTTTGTGCGTGCTACATCAAATACTAGCTTTACGGAGAGTACGTACACAGCGTACGATGACACAGACAATGAAGTTTACGAAGTATACGAGAAGTGAATAAGAACAATTTTTCCATCTTAGAATATCAGTCCACGAACGCGCCTTTGTTTCGTGAGAATAGCAACAAGCTATGGATTGATTGCGGCGCTGACAACCTGTACCCTTCGTATCTAGAAGAACTGTATGCAAGTAGCAGCATGCATGGGGCAATTATTAAGGGCGTTGCTGAAATGATTTTTGGTGACGGTCTAAATGCTACAAACAAAGATGACCATATTGAGCAATGGCTCAAGGTTAAAGAAATTTTTGGTGACGAAGAATGCCTGAAAAAAGCTGCGTTTGACCTCAAATTGTACGGTCAGGCGTTTTTGAACATTATTTGGTCACAGGATCGTACGACGATTAGCAAGGTGCATCATATACCTGCATCTACAATTCGTTGCGGTATTGCCGATGACGAAGACAACGTACCGCTGTTTTACCACAAAACAGATTGGACAGAGTTGAACACCAAGCCGCACGTAATTCCGGCGTTTTCCTCTACCGATCGTACAGCGGCAAGCCAAATCATTCACGTAAAGAATTACACGCCGCTTTCGTTTTACTACGGCTTGCCTGACTACTTGCCATGCACAAACTATGCGCAGGTAGAAGCAGACCTTAGCGCGTATCACCTTAGTTCAATTAATCAGGGTTTTTTCCCTAGCACGATTATGAACTTTAACAGCGGTGTGCCTACAGAAGACGAACGCGCAGAATTGGAACGGTTGGTATATCAGAAATTTGGAGGCGCAAACAACGCAGGCAAGATTTTGATGACGTTCAACGATTCGCAGGATACAGCACCGACTATCGAAAGCTTCAACTTAACGGATGCGCATCAGGTGTTTGATTACCTCAGCGAACAATGCAGCAAGAAGGTATTAAGCGGTCATCGCGTTACGTCGCCTTTGCTGTTTGGTGTGCGTGATTCGGGCGGTGGATTTGGAAACAACGCAGACGAAATGAAGGATGCGTATGACCTTTTCTACAACACGGTGATACTTCCTTTCCAACGCTTGCTTCTAGATGCCCTAAAACCCGTCTTTGCGGCTAGTAGCGTAACACTAGATATGTACTTCACACCGTTAAAGCCTGCATCATTTATTGATACTGACAATCTCTTTGACAGCAACGCACCCGACAGCCGTAAACGCGATGCTAGTTACGATGGCGGTCAAATAGATAGCGCAATGGAAATTGTGCGACAAGTTAAAGAAGGTGTTTTGTCTATCGATCAGGCAAAAGTATTCTTAGTGCAGATGCTGCAGTTTACGCCGGAGGTAGCAGAAGCTTTGTTTACTGACGATAGCGCAATTGAACAAATTGAAGAAGAACAAGACGAGCAAGAAGCAACTGCACAAACGCAATTGTCATGCTGCGGCGGTGAGGGTCATATAGAGTTAAAAAAAAAAGGAACGACCCTAAAGGAAAGGATGCGTGAATTTGACGCACGATTAGGAAAAGATTATTACTACGTTCGTTCGGAATGGGTTAGTGATGTGCAGGCAGATGCAAAACTGCATACGCAAAAACATTTGTTTTACGAACAGTACGCAAACCCGGAAATAGTTGAGCAAGGAAGTTACGGCGACATCTTGAGCCGTGAAGGATTCGTATTTGCTGTACGCTACATGTACGAGGAAACAGCACAAACGCCTAGTCAAGGAGGTAAGAGCCGCGATTTCTGCGTACAGATGATGGAACTATCAGATGAAGGCGTAGAGTACCGATATGAAGATATTGTAGCTATGGAAGGCGAAAATGCTGAATTTGGTCACAACGGAAGACCCTATTCAATTTGGCTGCACAAAGGAGGCATTTACTGCCGACACGGTTTTGCTAGAAACATTTACATCTATGCGCCGGACGGTGAGCCAAAAGAAATGGATATGGTAGAAATTGAAGGTGCATGGGATGATGTCATGCGCCGTGTAGGAAACAACCCGGAAGTAGTGCAGAGAGGTGAGGAATACGTCGCACCGATTGACACACCATCGCGGGGAGCATATAGATAAGAAATGGCAACGTTATACATTAGTTCAAGCAAATTAAAGCGCGATAGCGCACTAGGTTCTACGGTTGACGATAACCTCGTTCAGCCGTACATAAGAATTGCGCAGGATCGTTGGATTCTTCCTGCGTTAGGTACGAAGCTTGCAAACAAGCTAAATACACTGATTGATGCAGACGAAGTAGGCAATGCAGGCAATGAGAATTACAAGACACTGTTAGAAGATTACATTCAACCGTGTCTAGTGCAACTTGCTTTTGTTGAGTTAGCGTACCCTTTACGCTTAAAGTTTGCGAACAACAGCGTTACCTTGAACAGCAGTGAACAAGGGCAAACAGCAAGTGCTAGTGATATAAAGATTGTAGTAGAGCAATCAACTGAAATTGGCATGTTCTATCGTCAACGCATGATAGAATGGCTGCAGTTTAACCAATTGGCTGAGTACACTAATAACACGGGTGCAGACCTATCGCCAAGCAAACGCAATTACTTTGGAGGACTCAACGTATACCCACGAATTCCCACAGACAATAAACTCAAAGCAATTGCAACAGCTCTTGGCATTAGATACTACAACACGTAATATTATGAAGCTTGTAAAATATTTGCACGATGTCAACGAAAGTAACTGACCTAACAGCCCTAGCAACTACGCCTGAAGACAGCGATGAGTTGCATATTGTCGATGTAAGCGATACTACCGGAACAGCAGCCGGAACTAGTAAGCGCATTGATGTAAGCGTTTTAATGGGCAAAGCGCCTGTACAATCTGTAAACGGTGCGACGGGTACGGTTGTACTTGACGTAGGTGATCTAGATGATGTAACTACTTCTAGTGTTGCATTACGTGATATTTTAATAGCCGACAGCAGTGGCAATTTTGAGAACAGTCAACTGTTTAACACGATATACACGCTGCTTAAACTTGGCACGTCTACCACCTTAACGGACGGTGCTAACACCAACTCTGAGATGGAGTTGACAGGCACAACTGCGAAGCTAAAAACAGGGATCACAGAGTTAAAGATTACAGAAACATCACCGGGTGACATTGAGTTGGTCGTAGCTACTGATAGCTCAGGGTCAACGGCTTTCACCGCAGTTCACTTAGACGGTTTAGCAACAGCTAACGATGCACAGTTCATTTTAAAACAAGGTTGTCAATTAGTATGCGAAGGCACAGGTGGTGCGCAAGGTCGAATTACGTATTCGGGAAGCGGTAATGCAGCACTTGCTCTACCCACTTCATCAGGCACACTTGCTTTAACGACTGACATACCATCTGTGCCTGTTGATGACGTAACAGGCGGCACAGGCTTAACTGCAAGTCCAACAACGGGTAACGTAGTAATAAATCTTGACGACACAGCCGTAACTGCAGGTAGCTATACGAACGCAGACATTACAGTTGATGCACAGGGTAGAATTACAGCAGCAGCAAACGGAACGCCCGGCGGCGGCGCGGTAAGTAGCGTAAATGGCGCAACAGGTACAGTAGTATTAGATGCAGACGACATTAGCGATTCATCTACCACTAATAAGTATACGACGGCAGCAGAGATTAGTAAGTTATCGGGTATTGAAGCTAATGCTGACGTAACCGACGCTACGAACGTCGCAGCAGCAGGCGCGTTAATGGCATCAAGCGCACAGCTAACGGGCAACCTCGACGTACAAGCGAACGAGGTTAACACTACCACAAGCAATGGTAATGTAAAAGTTGCAGCCAACGGCACAGGCGTTCTGGAGGTAAGGGGTAATACTGGCGGAGGCTCAGATGACAACCCCGGTGCTATTAAACTCAATTGCGCTGAGAATACACACGGCATAACTATCAAGAGTCCGCCTCACGCCAATAATGCTACATACACCTTAACTCTGCCTGACGACGATGGCGATGCTGACCAAGTGTTAAAGACAGACGGTAGCGGCAACCTCTCGTGGACTGATCAGACAGGCGGCAGCGGTGGTGGAGTATGTCAAATAGCAACAATTTCAGGGCGTTTACAAATTACGACAGGGAGGGATGCCGGAGAAGACAATGTTGTCTTTGGAGGCGGCTATGGTGTACAGTACTATAATTGGACTACTGATGTGTTTACAGCAGCTAATGCGGTTTCATCAGGACTTGGCACACCCGGAACAAGTACCTTTAGCAGCGGGACAGGTTACAGCATTGCCAACGGTTTGCTCTATGTGCCTCAAGCGGGCACGGCTAAGTTCAGCATCAATATCGAATGGCCAAGTGACACAGACGTTCGTGGTGAAGATTTCAGGTTCTTTATGTGGAAACTTGGCTCTGATGAAATTAGTGCGATTGAAGGCGGCACATACGATTCTTCGTGGTCAGGAACTTTAGTCGCAAGTGCAACGGTAACGTGTCCGTCAAGCCTGCAAAATATTATCCCTATGGCGGTGCAGTCAAGCAACGGTAGTTCTATCGCTGAAGGCGATTACGTCTTTATGACTGCGGTATGGGACGGAACTGTGAGCAGTACCCGATACTTTACTATTAACTGTCAAATGTTTAGCACCTAATGAGTTTACCACAAGATATTATTAAAATCGACGGAACGCCCGAGAGCATCGAGAGATTACTGACGTATATGCCTGACGAAAATGCAACACCTGAAGAAGTCATTGAAGCATTGCGGCAGGTGAACGGCGTGCTGTACCAAGTGCTCGTTGAGATTTGGTCACTACACAAAAATCAAGATGGATAGCACATTAATAGCAATGGCAATTGAGGGCATTACCTTGTTAGGTGGTGGTGTAGCTGCATGGGTCAAGATGAATAACGAAGTGACAATTTTAAAAAGCAGGATTATAAACCTTGAAAAACGAGAGGACGACGTGCAAAAAACGCTTGATGTTTTGGTAGAAGGAATTAATGAGATTAAATTGCTCTTAGCACGTAAAGGAATCGAATGACGTTAATAACGCGGGACAGGGACATTCACATTCTTGATTGGACATTTGAGAGTGCTGCGGATGAAAAGCACATCTACCTTCTTAGCGATATACATTTTGATTCTAGCAAGTGCGACCGCAAGTTGCTGAAGAAACATCTTGAGCAAGCGAAAGCGGAAAACGCGCAGATTTTTATTCTTGGCGATGCCTACGACCTCATGCACATGCCGCGCGATCCTAGAGGCACGTACAGCACTATGCGCCCTGAATTACTTGCAACAGCGTACATAGATGAGTGCATTAATGAGTTAGTTAATTTTCTCAAGCCGTACAAAGACAACATCGCGCTGATTAGTCAAGGCAATCACGAAACAAACATCATAAAGCGGCACGGCGTAGACCCTATACAAAGGACTGTGGGTGCGCTAAACGCAGAAGGTGCAAGTATTGTTGCAGGCTACTACGCGGGTTGGGTCATAATTAAGTGCAACAGAAACGGACAAGGCAGCAGGCGTTCGTATCCTTTGCATTACCATCACGGTTACGGAGGCGGCAAGCGCAGCAAGGGCAGCTTAAACGTAGACATTGACATGAAAGATTATCCGGATGCTAAAATCTTAGCACGCGGACACACGCACCATAAATGGTATTTTCCTGTTACACGCGATGTTTTGACTAGCACGTTTAAGCATGCACAAGAAGTCGTACATGTGCTGCAGACAGGATCATACAAAAAGAAAGATAGAAGTATGGGTTGGGAGGTAGAGAAGGCATTTGCTACACCTACCCTTGGTGGTTGGAAGATGACTTTTAAGGCGCACAATCATTCATACAAAATCACTGTGACAGAACTTAATTGATGCGAGAGATTGACAAAATCATATTGCATTGTACAGCAACATACCCTGATTCATACGTAACTGTTGGTACTATTGACAAATGGCATCGCAAGCGCGGATGGCAAAACGGCATAGGGTATCACTACGTTATCTACAAGAATGGAGAAATTCACAAGGGAAGGGATATTGACATCATAGGTGCGCACACTAAGGGTCAAAACAAAACAAGTATTGGCGTAGCATACGTAGGAGGTATAGACGACCAAGGCGTACCGCGTGATACGATGACTATAGAGCAAGAAACATCGTGGTTACAGCTAGTAAATAGCTTACGAACGGTATTTGGGTATTGCACAGTGCATGGACACAATGAGTTTAGTAGCAAAGCATGCCCTAGTTTTAACGTACAGGACAAATACAAATTCTTAAATATTTAGACATGGAGTTTCTAGTAAGTAATTGGAGTGAGATTGCCTTAGCAGCAATTAGTTTTTTTGGAACGTGGACAGGGATCACGGAATCAACCAAAGACGACAAAATCTATGATGTGCTGAGTCGCATCTTAAATGCAATTGTTTTTGGTAGAACTAAGAAAAAACGTAAATTGCGGAAGTAATCTGTCATTGATTATGGGTTTGAGAGGAAGCCTCGGTGCATAAGTTGCATCGAGGTTTTTTCTGTTATATGGGTACTTTGTCCTATATTGCAGCGTAATCACAACCCATAATACATGCTGAAAAAACGTAACGGCGCGGACAAAGCCATGTACAAACGCTACATGAAACGCGCAACAATGCTGTTTAGCTTACAGCAAGACCTCTTAAAGACAGAGGACAACTCAACCCTTTTAGACATAGTGCAGCTCGGATTGCGCGAATGCGAGGAAATGATATACAAGTTCAAGAAAATTGACCCATCGTTATGAGTGATCAAATGAGCATTAAGATTAACCCTAACATGTGGCTAGAAATTGACTACGTATTCTATCCTAGTGAACCATCTAATCACTACGACGTTCCACCTGATGCTGAGGATTTAGAAGTAAAGCAGGTTCGCCTATGCACGCATAAATCAGAAATAGACATTACTTACATGATGGACGATTTACAACCGCTAATGTCTATTGAATCTATTATAGACAAAGTATCAGAATCAATACATGAATAGCTTATGGATTTTTTAAAAAGGGGCAGGTTTCATGGCATCACGTTTATACGTGAAGGTGAACATGCCGGAAAGGTTTACAACGGCTACAACGCTGAGATAATGACATTTGAGGACTATCAAAAATGGGCAACTGAAAATGGCATTTATGATGAATAAAATTTCTAACCATATACACGAATGAAAATGAGTGAATTAACAATTACACAAGTACAACCTGCAGGGACATGGACTACACCGCAACAGGAAACCCTGTACAAGCAAGAAGTCACGTTTAGTGACAACGTGTCCTGCATCATCTTTTCGCCAAAAGAAAACAAATGGAAGGTTGGCGATGAGATAACAGTTACAAAGGAATCGCAACATAATGGAAAGGTCAAGCGCAGTATTGGACTAACGAAAGATGTTGAGAAAAAAATGAATCGCAACGCTAACTTTGAAAAACGCGATGAGCGCGTAGGGCGACAATGGGCAATCAACACAGCGATTACTTATTTGCAGTTAGTGACTACTGCAGAAGGGCAAATGACCTACAATGAAGTAGCGCATGTAGCACGCATGTTTGATAAGATGCGCAATGAATTTGATACGTTCAAACTTGCTGATGGCGAAGATTTACCGTTCTAATGGGAAAGCTGAAAACAAAGAAAGGCGGTATTGACATGAATTACATACCCGAACCTTTACCGGAGGATTTGAAATGGGCAGTCGGTCATGCGGCTGCTCATGCATCCTCACGAGAAGACATAAAAGAAATTGCCTTGGACTTACTAAACATCATAAATGAACTTCGTAATGACATTAGCAACATTCATTAAGGTTAAGTTTGGAACACAGGAGCGATTGAGTAAATCGCTACAACTACACGCAAAAACCGTAAACAAGTGGTATAACAATGACCCTAAAAAACTTTTCATGTTTGCTAGGGAAATAGCAAAGTTTTCTGACACACCGACTGAAGAAGTTATACAAATGATTGAAGACCGATGCGATGATGTTCGACATCTTAAAAGCAAGTGATCACGACCTTAAACTTATGCGTAAGCAAATGATATGGTTATTGGAAGGAGCACAAACGCAAGTTCGTAAAAACCAAATCAATCGCTTGCTACGCAGAATTGGTAAGGAGTTAAACAAGCGATTTGATACCCATAAATATGATTGGACACAATGAATAACAGATTAGTAAAATTTATTGCTATCCCAATTGAACTGTACGAAGACGACAGGTTAAGTTGGACACAAAAACTAATGATTGTGGAGATAGATAGCTTTAGTAAAAACGGCAAATTTTGCTTTGTGAGCAACGATCACTTAGCACGGCATTTGATGATTTCAAAAAGCGCCGTAGAAAAGAACTTAAAGTACATCAGTGACCTTGGGTACATCGATAGGCAACGACGTAATATTAACGGTGTAAGCCGCAGAATTTTGCGGGTAGCACCCGTATATAACTACGGTGGAGAACCGGAAAAAACTACGGTTGATGAACGTAAAAAAGAGGCAATACTAGATACAACTACTAAATCAACTACTGAATCAAGTACAAAGGGAAAGCCTGCAGATTTAGATGAGTGTATTGAATATTTTACGGAATTGGGAATGCCTGATCAAGCAAACGGTTTTATGGATTGGTACGAGCAAACCGGATGGAAAGTAAAAGGTGGAAACAAAATCAAAGATTGGAAAGCAACTGCTCGTAATTGGGTGCGACGACAAAGACAACAGAAAAATGCACAGCAACAACGCGGATTCAACAAAGAAAACTTTGACCCTAACAAACTTGAGCGTTTCATTACTGAAGGATAACACCGTAAGTATTACGCCTCAGCAAGCGTTTGAGCAAGGCACAAACATAAAAGACGCGCTAAAGGTTGCGCCTGACATGGTGCGCGGTTGGATTGTGTCTGAGGTTGGACGGCTGATAAAAGACATGGATTGCAAGACGACCATTAACAGCGACGAAGAACTCATGTTTTGCTGCAGGTCAATTATTGAAGAACGTCCTGCTTTGACATTGGAAGAAATCAGGGTAGTGTTCGACATGGTTCGTAAGGGCAAGTTTGGTAAATTGTACGAACGATTAAAGACAGCCGAAATTCTAGGGTTTTTTGAGAAGTACGCAGGAACTACACGCGCAGCTATGTTAGAGGAACGCAACCGTAACAGGCAGTATCAGCATGAAGTAGAAGCTAGAGAAGCTTTTTTACGTATTGATGCGGGAAAGTTAATTGACAGTGTACGTGATCACACACCAACGCCGCAGGGTTTAGGCACACGACTTAGAAAACAATGGGATGCCAAAACTGAGCAAAGCGAAGGAGAAAAAGAAACTTGATGCAGCACTGAGCCGATACGTACGTGCAAGCAATGCAGACGAAAATGGTTACGTGTCTTGTTTTACATGCGGTGTCAAAAAATTATGGAAAGAGGTTGATTGCGGTCACTTTATCACACGCGCCAAATTAGCAACGCGATTTCTGTACAAACCATCAGAGGGATTAGTCAATGTGATGCCCCAATGCAAGCGATGTAACGGATTTTTAGGCGGTCAACAATTTGTATTTGCACGTAAATTAGACGAAATTTATGGAGAGGGTACAGCAGAAAACATACTGTTTCTTAGCAATATGCACGTAGATTTTACAGCAGAAGAATACAAAGAGTTGCGCAAGCATTACGATGACTTGTTTCGAGAACTTCATAAATGATCACTATGATGAATTGTTGCAACACAGTTACCGCTACGTCGGGAAAAAGTACGGTGCAGATGTGCTGCATGACATGCTTTATGCATTCCTTACTAAGCAGCACAAACTAGATGCACTTTGCGAACGCGGCGAAATGATGTCTTACATCTGCCGCGCGATTTACATAGCAAGCTATAGCAACGAATCATTCTACAACCGTAAGTACAAAATCTATGACAAACTGCGAAATGAGTACACAGACAATCACAGCAGACCGGAAGAAACAGAAACACTTAGCAGACACGACGAACAGCTAAAAACCGTACTTGCTATATTGCAGGAATTATCATGGTTTGATAGAGAGGTATTTAAGGCATACTATCTTCATAATCACACATTAGACACTTTTACAAATGCAACAGGAATCCCCCGACAAACGCTCTACAGGAGCATCAGAAAAGCCAAAAGGCAAATCAAAAAAGCGATCGACAAAATCGAAGGGACTAGGCGACGACATTGAGAAAATCACTAAGGCAACAGGGATTAAAAAAGTAGTCGATGCAATTGCAGAAGCTACAGGTACGGATTGCGGCTGCGGAAAGCGTAAGGAATGGCTGAACAACCGATTCCCACACTACGACGGCATGAGCAAAGAAGACCAAGAAATCTATGCAAAGGAACTGCGCCCACGATTGAAGCCGGGCGTTACTGTTGATTTTGCGTTTCAAGAATTGTTGATTGACGTATATCAACGCACATTTGGTGTACGTTTAAAAAAGCGCAGATGCGGTGATTGTTTTTTAAAAGCAGGTGAGAAGTTAGAAAAAGCCTACATAGCTTCATGCGACTCCTAACCGCTGCAATGTTGGATGGCTACCAACGCAGAAAGGACAGAACTGTAAGCATACGGTTCGTAACACAGGAACACAGTAGCGACAAGATCATGGAGATAGATTCCATGCTTGACGGATACGGATTCTTGTACTTCAGACCCGAAGAGCAACTACGAGAAGATGAGATAGAGGAACTAGACAACCTCGATATGGACATCTACGATAACCGCAAAACGCAGAGCCAACGTTTACGCGGCGTGTTGTACAAAGTATGGGAGCAAGGAACACAAGACCTTGACTTCAAGACATACTACAAGCAGAAAACAGAAGAGATAATCCAACACTACAAAAACAAATTGACAGATGGACTTTAGATTAAGCAAGTGCTGCGGCGCAACCCAATGGGGAGAAACGGATATATGCTCAGAATGTAAGGAGCATGCTACATTCGAAACCCTCGGACACATGATTACCTTAAAACCTGATGAGTTCCTCAAACCCCATGACTTGAAGATACCGGAATAATTTCACACGTAGACGGCTACAGCATTACCTTCCGGTTGTCCCCTATCTATTACGCCATGCATGCAAACGCAAAGCCAATGTTAGATGGGGGACTTTTTTTTCGTATAATGCAATGGTTCGATATAAGTCCAGAGAGGGAACCCCAACTGGACTAACTGTAAACAACAATAGATTACAATGGAATTTTTATATCACGCACTAGGCTTATGTGGTGAGCATTGGCATCCTAACGTAATGAATGTAACCTGCCTTGTCTTATCAATTGTGTTAGCCTACAAAGCATACAAGAAGTACAATGCCGTTTAAGAAAGGAGAAAGCGGAAACCCGAACGGAAGACCTAAAGGGGCAAGGGACAAAGTGTCTACTGCAGCCCGTGAAATCTTTGTGCAGGTCATGGAGGGCGAGATGGACAACATCAAGGATTCGCTACAGATCCTGCGAGAGAGTAGCGATGAGAAATACCTAAAGGCGTTGAGCAGTTTGATGCCGTACTTCATGCCTAAGCAGGTAGAGCAGGAAATCACAATGAACGAACCAACAGGTACGCCAACATGGTTCGATGAGGTATTGCAGAACGAAGAGGTGCAAGACGACAACCCGCTAACAGAGCAATAAAAAACCCCGACTGTAATAGCCGAGGTTTCATAGTCGTTATGTTTCGTCCGTGTAGGTTATTTCCATCCACGGCACATACCCATGTTCTTTGACGTTTTTGATTAACGCTTCTAGTTGCTTGATTACATCATCATCTGAAATGTCGTTGCCCTGTTTGTCGTTGTGATGAACGTCAACAGTCACTTCAAATCCGCTTACGTATTTTTTGTAAGGTAATACACTGTACCGATCGCGGTTTGTTTTGTACTCAAGGGAAAGCACAGTATCGCGTTTTACATGATCCCAACGCCATTTGCATTTTTCTTTGCTTAGGTTGACCTTAAAGACGGGG